TAATGCATCACCTAACTTTTCAGGAGTTACTGTTTGGAATGATTTACCAAACAGATCTATTGCTGCTCTACTTTTGGCAATAGGATCTTGAATATTGTTAAAACCTTTTAGTGTTTTATCCAGTAGATCTTCTTCACTAAGTGTTTTTAGATCCTTAAGTGTTACGCCTAGTTTCTTAAATGTTTCCTGAGCCTTGTCACTACCTGCATTTGCTTCTTCAATACTACCATAGAAAGTTGTTATGGCCTTGGCAGAATCAGCAGCACGGCCACCAGCAGTTTGTAGACCTTTTTCAAATTCTAATAACTTGCCAACACTAATTCCGGTAGCACTACTAAGATCCATAATGGCATCAGCACCTTGGAGAGCGCTGACTGCAAATGCACCTATACCAATGGTGGCCAATGTGCCTCTTAGTTTTAATAGGCCGCCAGTTAAATTGCTGGCACTGAGATTTAATTTTTTACTAGCATCATCCGCACGATTAAATGCTGCTGCGGCTTCAGTACCAAATGATTTAGTTTGATTAGATGCTTGATTAAGTCCTTGAACATAATCTCTATTATCAATGGTTAATGTTACTTTACTAATTGGGGTTGCCATATTATTTCTTCTCCACGAGTTTCTTTAAGCGTTGATCAATAAATTTAATTGTTGGCTCAACCATACCATTAGGTGCTTGACTACTATATCCATCATCTAATCGACCTGCATAATTATAATCTGCACGAATTGTATCTCCACCTAAGTAAGTATTATTTCGTGCATTGCCTGATCGATAGGGAGTCACATTGCGAAAATAGTCAGCAGCATCTTCTATCAATTGTTGAGGTATCTTTTTAAGAGCATTGATATGCTCAATGGTACCTTTATTATTAACAGTAAATTTAATTGACACGTGACTTCTCCAATATCTTTAATAGTTCTTCTTCAGAAACATCGGGCGGAGTTGAATCATCTTTATTGACATGATTCTCATAACTCATGGCAGCATCCATAACAACTAAATCAAACGTCGACGCTGTTTGAATCACTCGGCTGGGTAGCATTCCATAGCGTTTACCTAGATTATCAAGTGTAAGTATCATGGCCATTTCTATTCCTTTAGGATCTATGGACTCCTGAGTTACTTTCCCAATATTTCTGTCACCTTATTCACAACTTTAAGGATAATGTTCTTAGGTAAAGTAAGATCATCCTTAATAACTCGTTCCCCATTTTCATCCAATATCATTGCATTGATAAGTTCAATGATCACAGTTAGATCATCATTTTTAGCCGTGGCTAATTTAATAAATTGATCAATTGGTTGACGATCATATACCCAGAATTCTAAACTATCACCGAATTCTGCTCTAATTTCTTCATCGTCCAATTCAATTCGAATTAATTGGGGCTTTGCTACTAATTGTGTTAACTTCATATCTTTAATCCTTTTTATCTTTTAATATGTGAATGGCCGCAAGAGCAAATCTTAGGCGTCCATTAATTTTGTCCAGGTCACCACGAGCGTGGGCCAGTTCATTGAGACTCTTGGCAACTTCTGCCTCAAGACTTTCCAACAAATCTTTACGTGTCAAATCTTCTAAATCTATCATACCTTTTAATCCTTCACAGTGTATTTACTTGATAAGAAAAAAGGCCCTATCAAAGAGCCTTTTTCTTGTTTAATGTTTAATTAAACTGCACTGGCAGTCAAGTCACCATCAACACTGATCTGTAATGGTGTTACCCAAACAGGTGCTGTTGGATTGACAGTAGGTGCTAGGTTAGTAATATAACCACTACCACTTACAAACTTTGCTCCAGTAGCAATACCATTGAAGTATACACGGAAGTATACCAATGTCTTGTTGTTGCTGAGATCAAAGATACCAGTATTGGCAGCAAAGAATGTTGTAGAATCTACAACAATGTTACCAGCGATACTGTTTGTAGCAGGTGTTGCCACTGTCAATTGACTAGCGGAATCCAACTGAGTCCAGTTGAATGTGCCATTAGCATTGTTAATTGTGATGTCCTGTAGTGCAGGAACAATTACTCCAGTGCTCGTACTAGCGATAGTCGCAGTAGAGATTTGAAGAACTGCTCTGCTTGTTGGACTTGATACGTTAATATAAGCCATTTGCTTGTTCCTTTTTATTTAATTGTGTTCATTCTAAACTCGAAAGTATAGACAAGAACGTCTTCATCTTTATCCACAGTGTAATCACTTTCGAATCCGAAGTTGACTAAACTGATTGAATCCTTTGCACCCAATATTTTAGAAATCGCTGTGTCTAATTGACTAGGAGTGTTTTTAGCATCCACTGCCAAGTATGCTGTGACTGTAAGATCATTCTGCATGACATCAGTGTTGTCTAGAGTTGCCAACAGTGTTGTTTCCTCTAGGACATCACGATCCACGTAGATCTTTTTCATGTTCTTACGAAACAAGGGTTGACCATTCTGACTCCAAGGCAACTCAAGGCTAACAGCAAACTGAGTCAGTGTGCTGGTTGCTGTTACAATTGCTGTGAGTAATTCTGATCTCATCTTGCTCTCACTAGATTGCTGCGTGTTGGTAATTTTTCAAGGGCAGTGATAGTACCATCGCCATCAAAATCATACCAAGTGCCATCATCAATAAGTTCACGGAATAACTGATCAAACTTTGCTCTGTAGACTCCAATCTTCTGAACTTCTGCGTTATCTTGTGTGCTGAAGTCTGCCACTTTTGGCAACAGATATTCATACATTGTAAAATAAACACATAGGTCAGTAAAATCAGCCCTACGCACTTTGATCTTCGCACCAACGGGTAGTGGAACATCAGGTGTTGAACGTGTTTGAGCAGCCAATCTGCCTGCATCATTGGTTTCACTTAGATAGTAGCGTTTCCACCAAGCAGTGTTACGGATCAACTGTAGGATACGGTTAGTAGCCTTGGTAGTTAGATCCTCTACTGTGGTGTCGACAGCGATGCCTTCGTTTGCTTCGAAAAGCCTTTGATCGCAGGCAGTAACATCTTCATATTCTGCAAATGCTACAACATTGCCATTTGATAAAATAAAAGCCATCGCTGGTCTCCTTATACTAGATTAAAGAACGCTTGAATCGAATGCTGCGGCACAGCCGTAACCTTCGTATACAACACCAGTACCATACATTGCGGATGCAACGATGTCTGTGCCTAGATAAGATGCACGTCTTTGTGTCTCGATTTGAATGTCACGCATAATGCCAAGGCCTAAAGCGTCACGGTGGAATACACCACCAACATAGTCACCAGCAGCGCCAGTATTGGCAAAGTTAGATGTTTCAAATACTGGAACACCAAACAACATACCAACATAGCCCATTTGCATTGCTTCGTTAGCAACGTTACCGAATGCGCCTGCGCCAAATACTGTGTTACCAGTTGTGGTCAATGCTGCTTTCAAGTCATAAGCGATGCTTGGGTGTAGAACCATTACTAAACCGTCGCTTGGAACAGCGTTGTTCTTCAACTTGGTGATGGCTTGCATCAACAATGCTGGAGTAACGGTAGTGCTAGTAGAACCAACAGTGTTAGTTGTGAAACCGCTGAACTTGGCGATCAAGTCTTGGTCCATTTTACGAGCAATTGCTTCACCGAATAAACGACCTAAATCGCTTACAACATTGCTGGCGCTGGCGTTGATAGCCATGTCAGTTACCAATGTGCGGATACCAACTTGAGCAACATCAAATGTTGCAACATCAGTACCAACTGCTGTGTTACCAACTTCATCACCTTCTGTCACTGCAACAGCAGTTTGGATAGGATAAATTGGAACTTGAATTGTCTTACCTTGACTTGGAGCCAAAGTATAATTTTTTACAAGACCACGCATGATACTGCGCTCGCTTGCTACGAATAATGCCTCTTGCACAATAGTTGGCAATAGGTCATTTAGGGTTGTCATTGTAGATCCAGCCATAATAATCTCCTTAATTTGTTAGGCTATTCCAGCAGTCTTGCGATATTCCGCATATAATTTTCTGTCTGCTGGGTTTTTCATGTCTAGTTTGGTTATATCTAGTTTTTCTCGTGACTGGCTTACATTACTCTTTGCCTGTGTGGTACTAGGACCAGCGGCTTTGAAGTGGGGATTGGTATCCAGGAATTCTTTGACTAAGTCCTCTACTCTGAAAGGTTGGCCCTTGTCTGAATATCTGACTGTGCCTTTTTCATCAAGCACTTCAACTTCTCCACTTTCGCCGATTCTTACATTGCTTTTTAATAATGCTTTTACTTGACTAGGGTTCACAGAACCATATTGAGCAGCAGCATTGACCAATGGAAGATCCACAGTATAATTTCTTATAATATCATCACGTTTACGTATTTCTTCATCTTTCTTTGCAGCCAAGTTAGCGATAATAGAATCAAATTCTCCACGCTTCTTTTGTTCTTCCAACTTGCGTTGTTCGTAATCTGCTTTCAATTGACGAAGTTCTTCGGGATCACCTAAATCATCATACTTTGAAGCAACTTTCTTTTGGATTGCACTTTTAGTGCGAGCCATCATATCGTCTACTTCTTTCTGTGTATAAGTTTTCTCGTTTGCCTGATTGTTTAAGGATGTATCAGTGACATCACTTGCCAACGTATTTTCGGACATTGTAGCCTTGCCTCCCTTTCAGAGTTTGTTGTTTATCGAATGATTAAATCATTCATATGGTTATTTACTCAATGAGCAACATTACCATTATATATTGCAGTTATTTCTTCTTCTTTGCCGCAGCCTGACTGGCTTTGATAGCCTGTGCTTGTTTTACTGCTTGGGCACGAGTAGGATATACCTTACCCGTAGTACCATATTGAAAACCTTTGCCCCCACGAGGGCCCGTTGCTTTATGTATGGGCATGATTAATCAATCCTAATTCAATGTAGAGCCATAGTGGCCCATGTATTTGATTCTCAGACATATTATTTCTTTGGTGGTTTAGGTCGTTTTTTATTCTTGGCAGTTCTCATGCCACGTACTGGTAATGGATTTGACATATTAATATTACTCCTCTTTGTGAACATAACCCATGGCAGCATAATCTAAATGCTCTTGCTCTGTGCGGGCAATGTATTCTTTTCCTGTGGCCAAGTCAACCATAACGTGTGGTTCAAATGGTTCTTCAGCAGGCAATTGTTCAGGTGGCAAGTATTCAGTTGTGCCCAGTACTAATAATGGATCTTCACCTAGCAATTCTAAGATTTCATGATCAATTACTGTGAATACTCTAGGATCAGTTGCTGCTGCTTTGGCTTGACCTAACTGAGCAAACTCACGTTGTGTATCACGCACATTGAAACTGCTTGGATAGTCAATCTCACCATCCCACTCACGCCCTTGATAGACGCCAAATAGACGCCATATCTGCTCTTCAGCCACTTCCATCTGATCAGCCTTTTCACTAAGTTTGGCGTTGAGCAATTGGAATTCTGTTTCCATTGCCACGCCGCTCATTGTTTTGGTCACTGTGCTACGCACGCCACCTGTGAAACTGATACGATCAATAGCCTCAATAAGTTTTTCAATACTGCTGTGAATATTGCCAACACTGGTACCACCTGATTCTAGATAATATGGATTTTGTCCAGAATCTGCGCCTTCCTGTAATACAATAATGGCACCAGCACCTGATCCTAATTGTGCTGTTGCTGGAACAACTAGGCTAGGATGTCCATCTAAGCGGATAGCCTGTTCATTCTCTGATGTTAGGTTATAGATTTGACGTTGTAGATCAGCAATGTCAGTGATGTCACTAACACCAATGTCTTTGGTAATGCCACGTTGATTGTAGATCAGTACTGCTGGGATCATGCCCAACATGTTGATTTCTTCTAACTGTAGATATGCTTCTTTCTTGACATCATCCATTACCCAAGTCTTGATAGACTCTTTGGTCCACTCTTTGATCACAGTGATCTTGTCAATGACTTCTTCTACATATTTGAAATAAGATAACGAATAACGACCATTAGGATTACGTTCCCAATGCCAATCACTGACAACTAATGGAGAACATAAGTTAACATATGGACGAATGCCCATGGCCTGTTCTTGACCCAGTGTGTCAGCACCAACATAAGGCTTTGTAACTAAACACCAAGAATGACCAAACACACTGGACCATACAGCAGCCTGCTTCATGAATGCATCAAAACTACGACCTTCCATGTCTGCATCTTTGAGAAAGTCTTCTAGATCAGGTTGACCTTCCCAAGAACCAAAATCACGATCAGGTTCTTCACGAAATAAGAAACTAACGTAAGTGGCAATTACTGATTGACAGTGGTTGTCAAGAGGACAATTTGCAAGTCTAGATTGATATTCACCTTCTGTTTCTAATACATATTTGGTCAAATGACCAGCACGACGGTATTCTTCACCGCCCACGTATGATTCATATAAGAATTGAAATCTATCACGGTTACGTGTGTAGAGCCAGTGCGTTGAACTTAATGCTCTATAGTCGTCTAGTAGTGTTTGATTACTCATTTGTTTATTATCCTTTATACTCTAGCGAGTTTGTGTCCCCAAGTAGCAACTGGAGGTCTTTGTACGGGTTGTCTAATAGGGAATAGATAATCCACCATATATCTCAGTGCATCATTCATATGTGAGAAATCAGGATTACCACCTTTTTCTGGCAGAGAAGTTCCTTCTTTGTAAACATGTTTCTCAAGACACTCAATAACGTATTTACACTTGGGGTCGATATAGAGACTTGTAATGCCTGCAGAACTACGCAGTTTAGCATTGACAGCATTGATACCATCACGAACAGCATTGTGTCCATGCGGTGATTTCACTGTGAAGCCTGCGCTTCTAAGGATCGTATGGTCTGTTCTGCCACCAGCGCTCGTTTTTCTAGCCGCGCCTGCTGGGTCTGGATAGACAATAATAGTCTTTTGTGGAAACCTAGTTTTAATCTCATCAACCAATTCATCTGTGTTACTCCCATATATCTTTATCTCATCTATGACTTGCAGTGTATTGCCTACTTTGACTGCCACTACTGCTGTGATAGGATCCAAGTTGAAGTCGCAACCAATGTGCAATTCTTGTGGTAAATTATCTTCCCAGGTTCGAATATTATATTTGCGGTCAAATGCGTAGAATATACGCCCTGAGAATGTTTCAAACGATGCTTCATATTCTTGTTTGAATGTTCGTATGTCTAATGTTCTTCTTGCTGCTTCTATTTCAGCCTCGGGGATGTTCCCACCTTGAATGCTGGTGAATTGAAAACTGGCCCATTCATCTGGAAACTCTTGTGCTAGATCAAATAGATCTTTAGCCCAGTTCATACCTGCTGGAGTTGTAATGAACAATGCTGAACCCATCTTATCTGACAATGCTGGACGTAATACTTCAGTCCATGCTTCTTCATCGATCAAACTGAATTCGTCCATGACCAAATAGTCAAGACCCACACCGCGAAGATTCTGTGCTCCACCATCGGCACCTTTAAGTGAGATTAGACTATTGTTCTTAAGTAGAATACTTAATTCAGTTTCATTTACTTTGCTAACCCAACGTAGGTCTAAGAGTTTGTTCTTAAGTTTTTTCCAAGCAATCATTTTAGCCTGGCGGTAAGTGGGGGCAATGTAGAATATTTCTTTACCTGGTTGACTGGCCACTCTGCAGATTTCTCTAATGCTTAATGTTGTCTTACCAAATCTACGCCCGCAAACTGCAACCTTAAATCTTTGAGGTGCATTGACAATTTCTAATTGAGGTTTACTTAATGGCATTTACCAACCCTTGTATATGGCCAGTACTGCCATGACCAACACTGTGAGTAACAATAATGGTACCCACATTATTCGTCATCGCTCCACGGTAACGGTTGATTGGCTTCATTGTTAACAGGATTTTCCTGCTGTCCGAGAATATTCTTACCTAACCATATTAACAGTGTAGCATTGCCGCTGAGTGCAAGGCGTATTTGTGCTTGTCGTAAACTTTGATTTAAGGCTAGTTTGCCTTTTAGTAGTTCTACGCTAAAATTGTAACGTAGAGTATTCTCATCTATGCCAAACCACTCTGCAATCTCTGAGTCCTTGCAACCCATTTGTGCTAGACGTTCTACATCCTTAGGTGGCACTATCTTTTTATCACGACCCACTACTACACCTTCAACTTCCAATATGGCAGTTTTGCGGGTCTTGCGTTTGGAGGTGGGGATATCAGGTATGTTTTGATCCATACCATTATTTATTTAGGTCAAGAGAAAGCCGGCATTTAACCGGCTTAATATGAATTAAATTGTAGGATCAATACCAGTTAATTTAATATATTCTTCATGAATAATATAATAAAATTCTTTTGGTTTGATTTTAATTAATAAACTTATTCTCGAACCATCAACATTATGTGCTATTGCTGCTTCTTTTCTACTCTTAAAAACTCCCAATGGTGTAACAATAGGTTTACGAAAAGTTTTAGGAATGCTTGCCATAATATTTCTATATTCAGGATCTTGCCATTTAAGTTTATTCTTTTCAGAATTTTTATTTTTCCAATCTTCAGAATTAGTTCTTTTATCAATACCTTCTTGTCTTTTTTTCTGAAATTCGATATCTTGTTCTCGTTTTTCTATACCTATTTTAAGATTTTTTAGATTTTGTTTATCTTTATACCTAATTTTCATAGCCTTACTGTAAGTGCTATTTGGATCTTTTGCAACTTCTCTCATTGCGGCAGATCTATTCCAATCTTTCTTAAACAATTCTTCATCACTGAGTCCGGGCAGTTCAATATTGCCCCAAGTTTCTGTATTGGTATTCATTTAGTTTATTTCCACAGTTGTTGCAACATAATTTTACGCAGACTAGGATCTGCATTGTGATGCATAATGTCTGCAATCTTGATAGCCTGACGTGGAGTAACTTCTACTAGACTACGATAGTTGTTGCTCATATAATCGGCGGCCTGTTCAATGATATCTCTAGGATACCCTCCTGGAAATTCTTGACAATGTGTACCCAACATATCTTCATTATCCACTAGATGCATTGTATACATAAACTTTTGTTCATCAGTAAAGTCACAGGGTGCAAAATTAAAGCGACTAAAAATAGCAGCCTTCCACTGTTTAACTGCTTTTTCAATATCTGATTTACGATCATTGGTAATCCAAATGATATTGCCTTGAAAGTCAAATTTGTGTGGCACATCAAATTCTTCCATAAGAGGATTTTTACGTGCGGTTTCCCAACTTACTTCGCCTTTTTGTCCTAGTTCAACTGCACCTAACAGCATTGGAATAATCTGTTTCTTTTCTCCGTGATGAATAATATCACAGTCATCCAATACAATAATACGATGCTTGCTACGATTGAGATATAGTTTAACATATAGACTGGCCGCAGTGATCTTGCCACCTTTGATATATTCAACATTTTTTGCATGTCCAGTATCAAGCAAGGCACGTTTAATAGTATAGGTCTTGCCTACACCTGCATCACCTGATACAATCATACCGTTAATTGCTGAGTTGGGATTTTGCACGAAACTGGTTGTCTGTGCGTAGATACCGTCGAATGTGTCTTGCACTTCTCGGGCGATGGGATTAATTCTCTGTTTCATATAAACTCCTTGGTAGTTTGGTTAATTTGCTTGTAGGACATCGTAATGTCTAACTCACAAGTATAGTATAACATTGATTGCAAAAATCTCCTGTTGTATTATTGCAACATTTAACCAAAAAAAAGCCCACCGGATTAGGGTGGGCAAAGGTGCTCTTAACGGCACTCGTTTTCAAAAACTTTAGTATCTAGTAATTGTATATGAATTAGGGCTGGCATTCCTATCAATTCGGATGTTTTTACCACGTGATGCAAAACACCAATCTGGACGTGTGTAGTTGTCAGGTCTGCCCAATACTGCACGACGTTCTGCTGTGCTTGATCTATAATCACCTTGACATGGATCTTGACGATCATAATGATTAGCCACTGCTGTAAATGCTGGGCTTCCCGGACAGAATCCACTGGGGCATCCAGCGGCACATCCCGACAATAAAATTGCTAGACCAATGACTATAATTGTTTTCATAATGTGTGTGTTGACTTAAAAGTGTCCCGATCATTTTAGGAATGAATTAGCGAAACATTCCTTTTTAATTTTGCAGATCTATAGTATGACCGGGACAATTGTTATTATACAGTCTCTTTGCGTTCTTGCCAACGTAATGTGGTGCTTTTGCTCAATGTATCACTGACTTCCAACTTGTGTATGTGATCTTCAAGATACAGTATTGTGTTTACTATGTCATCCAATATGGGCCAAACATCTTGCCAGATTTCAGTAATGGGTTTATTGAGATTGTACTGTTTGGTCACGGCTTTGAGATGACTTCGACATTGCTCCAAAGTCATAGATTCTACTTGTTCCGCTGTGAGTAATAGCATATTATTTGATCCAATGATTGATGCTGTAAGCAAGATCCACAATCAGTATAATCACTGCTGCGGACATTATTGAATAAAAGATAGCCTGTTTTGTCAATTTCATTTGTAATTTCTTAAAGTATTGTAAAAAGTTTTTTATCAAAACGTATTGACTGTGGGGGGTCAATTTCTTGTGAGTAATAATCGGCAATTATGGTAAACAAATATTCCACTGCATCCAATTGTGCATCGCTGAGATTCTTATTGGCATTTTGAATTTTAGCACTGCACACACCACCTAGTATACTGGCACAACTGTTGGGACCCTGTTTGCCTTTGGGAAATATACCCGGGCGGCGTTTGAACCAATCACGTTGCAGTTCCGGATCATAAGTGCATAGTTCGCCCATGTCACTTTGCAGTCTGTAGAGCCAATTGTATATATAGGCTTCATCAGCACTGTCCATGTCGTAATACTGTGTATCGGCATTGGTCTTTTTTGGATAGACTGTAATGGTCTTGGATTTTAATACTTTCATTAAAAGTATTTATTAACTTTTCCATTTTTTCACCTTTTGAGTACTTGATATTGACTATTATACAGCCTTAATTTTAATAAGTCAATCGTGATCTCGCCAATCAGGCTCTGTGTGAGATTTTTGCCACATGGTGGTAAATTCAATACCTTTAAGTGTGAGCAATGTCCAAAAGCGACTTTCAGGACGTACCCAAAATCCACATAAATTCATATCCCACTGCACGTCCGGATTATTTCGAAATAGATTCATGTCAAGAAGAAATTCTTCACGTGTCTTATCCATTAAAAATAACCAATTACGGGGTGAGGAATGTATTTTCATCACTGGTCCATACTGTGATATCTTTGACCCATTGTCCACAGAATATGCCTGCATTTTTAATTGTGTTGTAGGTCATAATGCTCATGTCTTTGTCTTGAAATATCATTGTGGCCCGTTTGCCTGTGGTGCATTCTATTTCTATGTGATGCAGTGTTTTGGTAACATTATCTAGTAGGGCGACTGTTTTCTTTTTCATTTTTTTGACCTTTGAAATAGTTGAATATCAATAATTGCATCTGTTGTATCTTCCTGGTCTGCTGTGCTATTTCTTTATGTTGGTCATTTAGGGCAGCAGCCAGTGCGTGTTGATTTGTAATCATCATTTGAAATTGTTCCGCCAACTCACTTTGTTGACGTGCAAGTTCTTCTAGTAAATCATAAGGATCGAAATCATTAAATGGATTTTGATTGTTGTCGTCTTGCATAATGTTTCCGATTGCTCTGTTGAATTTGTTCACCACGTGTGATCAATTCAACATTGTCCTTGGTCCAGGGCTTGTCCCAGTCTTTGCGTGTCATGGCAAGGTCATTGGTTTTGCGGCCTCTCAAAGCCCATAACTCTCGACCCCATATGTTCATATATTCTTCTAGAGTGATTTGCCAATCGCGACCCAAATACTTTTCCTGTGCTCTGGCACGTAGCCAAGCAATGTGTTGAGCATGTTCAATTGGATCTGGATACTTGAATCCTCTAGGTGAACTTTTTCTTTTAGTTTTAACAATCATTTTCCAGGTAACCTTCCGTTGCCATACTTTTCTTTGCTTAATATAAATTTGGGTGGCCAACCATGGCTATAACGATAAAAAACAGTTTCGTATGGAATACCTGTTTCTTCACTCCAACGCATTAGACTTTGTCGTTTACGTCGATAGGTAATCCATACACAATTATTGGGCATATGGTTGCTGTGTTCTTTGGGTTCCATGTAGGTCAAGTTGCCCGGCTCCCAACCCAATGTTAAATCTTTACGCACCAATTTGGCAGTGGCTGTTGGTGGCAATCCCAAATGACGTTCTACATATCGATAAAATTGACTTACGCCTTTGGGTCCCCAATGACAAGTATTGGATTCATTGTAACCTGGATTGTTAGGGTTATAACAACATTGTTGTATGTTACGCCATTTGTTCCATAGTGGATGTTCTACAGTTTTCATATCTTATTCCTCTAGTATTATTTATTAGATTTTACTTTTTGCTTCTTCATATACGGTTGTTCTTTTACACCACTGTCAATTAGTTCGCAGGCTACATCATATGGTAACCATTCCAACCAGGTGTTATGACAACTGCAATATAAACCAGGAGTGGGAATTTCTCTACCTCTAAACATTTTCCATCTGATGGCCACTTCGCAGTCATTGTGATTAATTGCTTGTCTAGTAATCATTTGCCTGCCCTCAATTCTGCCCATGTTTTAGGTCTTTGTATTTTACTGTGTGCAGGATTAACAAAAAGTGTTTGTGCAACTACACCTGCTTTGGTTTGTTTGGCAGTGATATTATTATCAAATAGATCAAATTTATAAACCCATTCATATATTTGAACCATTCCACTCCATCCTTGATGATGTGTATCAAACCATAACGCTGCAAAGGTCATTGGTTCAATTTGAATAGATGATTTACCCGGAACAAATCCATTGTTCAAATGGAATTTACCTATCCACGGATAAACGCCAAAATTATCCTTGATTGATCTACGTGTTTCTTTGGCTACCTCAATAATTTCATCTCGACCCGGCTCCGGAATATATTTTTTGAAGTTACGCATATCTTGAGTTAGACTGGCAATAAATTCTGGATTAGTTTTATCATTTAATAAGTTAAGTCTTACTTTGAGTTTATATCTTTGGAATTGATCGGGACCATTATCAAACAATTGGATTGGTGCTCTTTCAATCATCGATTCATTGAATGAATC